TTTGCCAGGATGTAGTCCGAATAGGCGACCCATCCCTGATAGTAACTCGCCAGCTGGCTCGACTTGATGACCTCGTCACTTCGCAGCTGCAGTTCGGCTTTCAGCTTCGCCTCAATCAGGATCTGCCTAACCGCGGTCCAATGGCGTTCATCGATCTCCGCCAGAATGTCTGGCAACTGTTCAAACTCAATCTCAGGCGAATCGAGAATCTGGACAGCAACCGCAACCGGCCCGCTTTCCGGCCGGAAATACCATCGCAGCGGATACACGATCGGCCCTTTAATCGCCTCTGGCATCGAGCAATAATTTTGCCTGTTTCGCGGCCGCTTTAAGCTGCCAATAGGCGACGTCGCCCGCATGCGACATTTGCTTCTGGGTCCGCAGCACTTTCCCGAGGTACTTGTACCAACGTTGCGCGAGCGGGATGTCGGTCGTTATTCCGGCCGGCAACGGTGCAGTCTGATCAGCCATCAGGACTTCTTGTCGTGTGCGAGCTGATGCTTGCTTTCGGGCACCGGTTTCGGCGCCGGCCGGTCATGCATCGGCGCCGGCTTCAGCGGCTTTACGGGAGCGGAGGCTTTCTTCTTCGAGCCCATATTTAATTAGCGACTTGCTCGTGCAACGGTTCCGGTTCAAGTCTGTCGCGCACTGGCTCGGGCTCGGCTTGCTCGTGCAACGGTGCTCTGCGCTCTGGCACAAACCGGTTCTCGCTTTGGAGCGCTTCTTCGCGCAGTCGAGCCGATTCTTTCTGCGCTTCTTCAGCGGCCGGGTCCTGATACGGCGATGGGACATGTGCCGGATCGCTCTGGGTCGCGTCGGGCGCTGGATTTACCGGGACCGTAGCCGCCAGGACATGAGGCTGGTTGGCGAGGGATCCGTCTGCGTTCCAGGAGACGGTCGGGTCCCCTGGATTGCGAGCAACAGCATCGTTGGGATTTTCGGGTTCCACGAGTTGCGGCGAGCGCACTTCGTCTGCGGTGAGAGGCTGATTTGGAGGCATATAACAGGAAAAGTACAGCCAGAAGGTGGACGATGAACAGAGCAAACTGACAAAAAAGAGGGTGCTTCGTAATGAAGCACCCTTTCGTTTTTGTTTACTTCTGTTCCCTACGAAGAAGCCTCCGTACCCACCGACGAATCTGGCTCTGAACAGGTAGCACCGCGACCACCCTTATGTAGCCCAGGCAGCAAACTGTCTCGAAGTTTCTGCAACTCGTTAGACCAGAGCTTTTGTCCATGTATGCGATCTCGCCCACTCATTGCGCGAGATTGCTTTGTTCGCGGTCTACGAACCGGACCATGGCCTTTGCTCGAATCACTTGGGCCAACAGGCTTCGGGTATCCATCTGGCCCTATTTTCCTCTCTCTAATAACCGGGTTACGTAACCATAAATCAAAAGGCTGCACTTCCTCGCCAGCATCCCACATCAGTATTTGGGCGCGTCCAAAAGGCGACATTGGAAATGTGTAAATTACGTTCGCTTCCGAATCAGTTACACGAACCTGATTTTTATCCACTGAGATTCGTTCAAATCCTGGAAAAGCCTTTTTGATCGCTTGATGAATCATGCACTTATCTGTTCGCCCAGCCATGGCATTGTCGATTTCATCCTGCGACACCGAAATCTTTAATCTCTTTCGTGTTTTCGTTGTTTTCTGTCCTGCCAATTCTTCCTTCAACTCATCAGTCATTACCTACGAATTCTACGGTTACGTTCGCAGATACTTGAGATTTATCTTTTCGATACGCACCTACGAAGAACGCTTCTTACCAACCTACGAAGGAAAGCCTACGTCACGGTGAAGGGGACAGTGGCGCTCGCCGCGGCGCCTCCGCCATTCTTGATGGCAACGTTCACGGTTCCAGCCAGAGGGATATAGCCGGGATAAACGGTGACCGTCAAACTAGTCGGCGAAACGACCGTCACCCTCGTTTCGGGCGCGACGCCGAAAAGGACGATCGCGCCGGGTGCAAAACCAGTGCCCGTGCAAGTCATCAAGAACGCAGGCGAGTTGGCCGGTGCCGTATTCGGACTCAAGGTCGTCAAGGTCGGTGCCGCCGGCGGCGTTTTAAATTTTTGGCAGACGGCGTACACCGCATCGATGGTCGCGTTGTCGCCTTCCCAGGCTGGCGGCAACAGTCCGACGTTCTGCTGCCAGGCATAGAGAAAAGCGGGATCCTGATATCCCTGGCTAAGACGTTCGTTTTCGTTGGCGCGCGTCGGCGCCTTGAATGGATCGACCTGCAGGTAGTCCTGCGCAATTACGGGGCTTGGACCTGTTTGAGCCATAAAAATGCCTTTTGCCTATATATAGATACGTTTATTTTTTTAGACGCTCGATTTCAGCCTTTAAACTCGCAATTTCCTTTTCGAGTTGCTCGTTCTCTTTTTGGACTGCCCAGAGATCGGCGTACACGGCTTCCAAGTCTTTGAGCCGATCGATCTCTCTTTTAAATTGCCTCACTTCAGCCTGTAAGGTCATGTTCTCGGCCTCTTCGTTCGCTAATTTACGATATACCAGTTCAAGTTCAGACGGTTCGTCCGAATCTGGATCGTATTCCTCGGCCAAATACGCCCGGTGCTCACATAAATCAATCATGGTGATCCTGGAGGTGGAGCGGCGCCAACTCCCGCTCCCAACGCTTCGGTAGGTCCTGGCGGCACGCCAATTTTGCCCGTGACAGCGTTTTGCTGCTGCTGAATCTGAAATTGCATGTTTTGCGCTCGTCTCTGGAACCGTTCGAGCGCTAACGGGTTGCCACGCAGAAAATTCATGTAATCCTGCGCTTGCGCGGTCGATTGCATGACCTGCAACCGCAATTGCGCGTTTTGCCCGCTCTGGTAGACCGGCGGTTCGACTCCTGAGACGATTTGCGCGCACGCAGCCTGTTCTTCGGTGATCTCTTGCTGCGTAACCTGGCCTTGCGGCCGGACAATGTTCTTCGCCAACGCTGGATCGAGGGCATTGGCCGCGTACATCGTCAATCCCGCCCGATCGATCACCCCTGCAGCGTCCGTCGCGACCAGCATGGTCTGAATCAAGTTCATTTTATTCGACAGGTACTCAGTATTGAGATCTTTGGCGTCATATTCGAGCACCAAAGACAGATTGTGCTGAATCGAACGCCGATCCTGCCCGGGAAGACTCTGCGGGTCGCCCGAAATCGCAATCCAGTCCTGCGGATCCATGTATTGCTCGCATAACTGGTAAATTTGCATGTAAATTGCGCGCAGTTCAGCCAACCACGAGTCAATCAGCCTCTGTTGCTTCCTCAAAACCTTGTTCGGATCGACCCCTTCGAGGTTTTTTCCCCAATAGTTATACGCCGACTGAGTGATGGTGCGCTCAACCTCGAAAGTCTCGGGGTCCAGTGGCGGAGGCTGCAACCATTGCAGCTCGCCGGCCCGCATCACCTGCAGTTGCGCGCGCGGCCCCAGACGATATTGCTGTTTGCCTCTTCCCAACGGGACCTGTAACGGAGGCAGCGTCCCTAAACTGGTCCGGTCATTGCGAGAATCACGTTGATTTTTGATCTCCGTCTGGTGCGTCATCTCGACGTCGCCAATCCCGCGGCTTTCAATCGCGCTGCGCGAACGCTTTTCCCTCAAACACAGCACGAACGGATATTTTCCGTGCAAGTACGGGTTGGGCAACGTCCGCCCGACCACCTTGGTCGAGGGATGAAAGATGCTCACCATGATCCTGCGGTTGCCGCTCGGGTCCGTCCCCTTGTAGAACGCATAAAAGACTTCGCAAAAGTCCTTCATCTCGTCCACATACAGTCGATCGCCAGCAAAACGCATGCTGTCGTTAGAACCCCAACCGCTCATCGCCACAATCTGCTCGCCGGCATGTGCCAGCACTTCCTTCGTGAATCCAGGGTCCCACTGTTCGTACTTCGCACGGTCTTCGACGCTAGGTTTCGGCAATACGTCTCTGCGTACGATCCAAGGCAAAGTCTGCAGATCGAATGCCCCTCGAATAAAAAATATGTCCTGGAAGCTTCTTAATGCCGTTACGCACGGCCGACTCTCCTTCACATACGGGTTGTCGTACTGAAACTGCCCGGTCTGCAACAAACTGGTGAGCGCCCCCTGCACATCTTTGACCTGCGGAAAGTATTGCTGGAACATCTGCGCCGCAGCTTGCAAATCCGCCGGGCTTAATCGCTGCATATTATCCTGCAGGTACTGCATCATGGCGCCGAACTGCGGATCCTGCTGCCCCAGTTGCATCAACTGCTGCACCGTGACCGTCACTTGTTCACTATCAAAGTCGAGCCACCAATCGATCGCCATGACGGCGCTTCCGTAATGTTGTCGCCATTGCGCCAGGAGCTCTTTCTCGCGTTCCAGTTCTTCAGCCATCCAAGCCCGATTAACAAAGTCGATTACCGCAGTCTGACTGGTCGCCATTGACTGATAAGTCGAGTTGACCGGCACCGTCTGCATGTGGCAATTCTTATCTGCCACCCGCATAATATCGACGTCGTCATTGACCAGGTCGTCGATAAAAAAGGTCCTGATGTCGCTCGACCCGTCCCACGGAAAAACTTCAGTGTTCAGATACTTCTCGTGCTTACGCCCGTCCGCGGTTTGCCCATCCCATTTGCAGTAACGGGCGTCGTCGAGTTCCGCTATCCAGCTCTGGTACTGGCTCGCGTCAGTCACGCTGTTATCAAACGCCGCTCTAACTTCTTCAAAGGTCATCGTTGCTTGGATGCTCTACCAAGAGAGCCAGCTCGCGATTATCGGCGCTAGCTCCGTCGAAGAAATAAAGCCTCTTCGCGGGCTTAAGGCTCTTCCGGCAGATAGACCCACTTACCTAATGACTCTACCCATACGAAATCCTTGTTCTCTTCGTATCTGTCGCCATTTTCCGGCATAGCCTAATAAGCCATCGGTTCAACTAACATTAAAGTCTCACCCACGTCCATTAACCCCGCCACTGCCATCCACCGCAAACAATCTATCGGATCTTTGCACGCCCCTTTCCTTTCATCCTTACCGGTCCACACTTTTAAACCGAAAATCAACGCCTTGCACTCCCGCGAGATCCGTAATTGTGGTTTTCTCCCCAAGCCATCGTCAAAGTCAAGCATCGAGTTAATCAGACTCACCCCTTCCTCGATCGGGTCCGCCGGCGCCGGTGCGTAGGCCAACCCCAACTGCGCACACTCTTCCAACAACGTCGTCGCACTATCCGCCGCGTTACTCGGCGTATTGCCGAACCGCGAATCCATCCACCGTTCCAGGATCTTTTCCTCCACGTCTTTCCCGTCGACCTGCTTCCCCTTTTGCTCAATTCGCTCGATCTCCGCCTGATATCGCACTATCCCCCAACCGAAACTCGTCTGCGCCGTCCCAGGTTTCCCGTCCGCTTTGCGCCCGTCCGGCTCCGCCCAGGCCCCAGGATCGCCTACCCCAGTTATATATACCCCCTCGCACGGCCATTCCCGATATACCCAGTGCGTCCCTGCCGGGTCCACTAACACCCAAATAAAAAACCAGTTCCGACTGCTCGCCGGATCGCAAAATTGATAGCGCGTCCCTACCCTCGGCAAGTCTTCCGGCTCAAAACAATGCACCTTCTCCCGAAATCGCGGAAACCGACTCGCGATCGCCCGTGTCGGCACCCCGTACGCCCGCGTCTTAATCTCTGACTTCGGCGCCCCCCTCAACGCCTTTACCATGTTCGGGTAACTGCTGAACGGATTGTCCGCACTCCAGAAATACACCACCGCCGCACTCGGCCTTACACACCGCTGCACCAACGGCATCCGCATTCCCTTTAACAATTCCGGGTCCGCTTCCCGCTCCTCTACCGTCCGCGCCCCATCTAAGTATTCACGTATCGCCGGCGAATACCCCTCGATCGGCGTGAAGGTCAGCAGTAACGTCCCACCCCTCGTCAATAACCGATACCTCAACGTCTCTATCCAACTCAAGGGCACCAGCTCGTCGCACCAGATCAAATCGCAGTCCCCGCCCTCGATCACACTCACGTCCTGCGCGTAATTCCGAAAAATACACTCGCTCCCGTTCGGGAAAATAAACTTGTTTTCGCTAAACCCGTTCTTCTGCGTGTAACTCACGTTCGCTATCCGCGTCCGCGGCAAGTCCCGGTACTCCAACGGCACGTATTTCCACACGATCGGCTGCTGCATCTCTACCGAGTTCGGTTCCGTCGATTGCAAACACCATACCCGCTTCTTCGCCCCACTCATCATCTTCCGAATCGCCGAGTACCCTCCGTACTCACTCTTGCTCGCCCGGTTGCCTCCCAAGACCAACAGCTCCGTTATCCCCACCGCCAACTCTGCATCCGCCCTCTCCCAACTCTTCGGCCGATACCCGTATCGCCAGGGATCCTCTATCTCGTTCGCTATCCGCTCGTTCCT